AAGAAGTAACGTTCTGTACCAGTGCCACGTTGATAGTGGTTTGTGCAGTACCAGACTTGATAACTGTGCCTTCGTCAGTGAAGAAGTTGGCCACTTGACGTGTGTCAGCAACTACTTCTTCAGCAGTATATCCACTACCGCCTTCCCAGCCCAACAAGAACTTGTTAGACAACTTGGAAATAAACACTTCAGATGAAGTGTCATCAATGTAGCTGATGCTCATCAATCCCACTGTGGGTGTTGCAGAATCTGTCAAAACACAAACGCCTACTGAGTTGGCCGCACCGTTGCCTGATCCACCCACTGATGTTGCTGTGAAAATTGTGCCCAAACCAAAGTTACTGGGTGCACCGGCTGCGGTCCAGTTAGTAGTTGTGCCAACAGTGCTGATTTGATAGGCTTGGCCTACCACAAACGAACCGTCGTTGACACCAGTGACATCGCCTACTAGATACTTGTGAGAACCTTTTTGGCGGATGATATAGCCTTGAGCTACACCAATTCCTGTGCCTGAAGGGTTGGCAATGTTAACAGTAACGTCAACACGTGGATTGGTTGCTGAAGGGGTATCAGTTGGACCTGCACCGCCAACAACACCAAGATATTGAGTGCCGTTTAGAGTTTGAACTGGACTGTTGAAAACAGGGTTAGTTAAACTATTAAAGTTAGGATAGCCAAGGTCAACACCGACAGCTGCGCCGCCGTTGCCTGATCCAGTTGATGATTTTTGAATTTTAAGAGGACGTCCCATTTTTGTTTCTCCTTAAAGAAGTCCGATGCGAGTTCTAGTCGCTACGCGGCGGGTTAAACCGCATAAAACACCTGATTGTGTTGACAAGTATTTAGCGAAAATGTAAAATAGTGCTTGCCAGGAGTGTAAATATCCGTATGAATACTAATGAACTAATTGACGCTGGAAACCAGCACAGAGCCGACGGACTCCCCGAACAGGCATTACAATGTTATGCCATGGCATTTGTACAAGATCCTGATTCGGCGGCGGCATTCAACAACTATGGCAATGTCATGCGTGAATGCGGACACCCAAAACGTGCCATACCGTTTCTTCAACATGCCACGCTGCTGGAACCAAACAATGTGACTGCACAATTTAATTTGGCCGTAAGTTACTTGTTGAGTGGTGACTATCAGCGTGGCTGGCCTGCTTACGAATCTCGTTGGAACTACGAACACCTTGCTGGCACCGAACCCAAGTACAGCCAACCTCGCTGGCGAGGTGAAGACTTAAAAGATAAAACTATTCTTGTGGTAGGCGAGCAAGGTCACGGTGATTGTATTCAGTTTGTGAGATTTGTTTACAATCTACACATGATGGGTGCCCGAGTCAAACTGCAAGTCACAGACGGATTGATTCCGTTGTTAAACACCAGTGACATTATAGAACAAGTTGCTGGCTATGGCGATGACATGGGCGAGTTTGATTACTGGGTTCCTATCATGAGTATTCCTGGCATACTTGGTATCACACTAGACAACTTGCCCAAGATTCAAAGTTACATGAACTCCAATCCTGTGTTAATGAAACAGTGGCAGGATCGTCTGGGACACAAATACAAAATGCGTGTGGGAATTTCCTGGAGTGGTCGTAGAGACGCTTGGCTTAATCAACACAAAGGTGTACCGTTTGATCAGGTGCTGTCTATGATACAGAGTCATCCTGAATATGAGTGGGTTAGCTTGCAAGTTGATGCCACTCCCGACGAAGAACGGGCCCTGGCTGACGCTGGGCTTAGACTCTGGCCTGGATCAATCAGCAGTTTTGCTGATACCGCTGCACTAATGATGCACTTGGATGTTGTCGTTAGTGTGGATACTGCTATCACTCACTTGGCAGGCGCATTGGGTCGTCCAGTATGGGTCATGCTCAATGCATTTGCCACAGACTGGCGTTGGTTGTTGGACAGAGATTCTAGCCCTTGGTACTCCAGTGCTAGATTGTTTAGGCAACCTACAAAGGGAGATTGGGCCAGTGTCACGAAAAAAATTACCCAGTACCTAGCCTGGTACAAAATCTAGATTTAAGAAGTAATTTCAAATGAGCCAGCCAAGGTACATTGGTTATGTGCATGCCGTTGGTGGTTATTCTAGTTGGCGGCAATAGCTTTGTGATTTCTGGTTGCTGAGTCCAATGCACACCCGGACGATGATGATGTTCTTGATGATATCCAGCATTGAAACATAACACATTGTACCATCGGTTGTAAATTCCCACTGAGTCTTGTGTGGTGTCACCTCGATAGTGATACGCACCATAATGTTCTCCATAGTGCCAACTGAAATTTAAAAACTGTGCTAGGCTATAAATTACAAACAACAGCCATAGTCCGTAGGTGAAATTAATCAACATTATAACCAAGAAAAATCCAACAATAGCAAACTGTTCCCTGCGCCACAACACAAAATTCATCATTGGCGTTTTGGGTCGCTGAGATTGCCACATCTGGTAAAACACATATTTCCACGGTTCTATAAAAACATGGCGGGCCATACGATAACAAAATTTCCAAACATTTTCAACTTGTCCATCAACACCATGCCCAAATACTGAGATTCCGTCTCGACTTGCGCCGTTTGTTGGAAGATCATTCACATACTTGTGATGTATCGAATGCACTATTCTATAAGATTGAGGTAACAGTCCTGAGGAACTGGCAAGTAACAATTCGTATGCTTGATTCAAAAACTTTTGATTAAATGTTGGCCAGTGTGTGTGATGATGCAAAGAAGAGTTTTGTAAGCACACTATCAACATTATGTGAAAAGGTGCTGTGATTACCAACCAACCTAGAGTTGGATCAATCACAGCCATTGACAATGCTACTACTATTGCCAAAACAGTTTGCAGAATTAAGAACGTATCTTTCCAGGAGTATTTGAATATTGATTTCATACAATTATATATCCAACAAAAAACCTGCCGAAGCAGGTTTCTTGCCTTCCCATCCCTGGGTAGTTCTCTGATTAGGAGAATGAAAGGTTAGACACAGCGATCTCGCCGACATAGTCACCAGCATTGCCGAAAGACGATGCAGTGTTTGTCAACTCGATGTAACCATAACGTGTCATGAATGACACGACTGGTTCAAATGTGCTTGGATCCAACACAACGCCTGAAGACATCAAAGGAATGTATGGGCAGTAGAATGCTGGAGCGTCTGCTTCTGAAGAACCCTTGTAACCAACCAACACAGGTGTTGTGTCGCTTGCATAAGAGTCAACGAACACACGCATTGCGCCGTTCAATGTACCAACAAACTTGGTGTTTGTAGGTGCTTCGAATGTACCTTCTGTAGTACGTGCAAATGCGCTGGTTGTAGCAGATTGCAATACTGTCAAGGCAGCTGAACTAACAACAGCGTAGTTACCAGCGCCACGACGTGTACGTTGGGCGATCAAGTTAGCAACACGGTTGATCAACACAGCCAATGCGGCGTGTTCGTCACCAACGAATGTAGCTGTACCAGAAACGGTAGCTTGGTTGTATGTGAACTCAGTTGCAGCCAATGAACGTAGACTCAATAGAATCTCTTGGTCAATTTCAGCTGTAATTTCTTGAGCAAGTGCGGCCATGATTTCTGCCTCAACGTCAATACCGTGCATGGCTTGTGCGTCTTGTGCAGATTCAAATGTCCAACGTGCTTGCAACTTGCGTGTGCGAGCTTCAACAGCTTGCTTCAAGATTTGCACAGAAATTTGCTTACCGCCAGTACCTTCCATAGTAGCTGTAGCGCCACCAGTATAGTTAGTAGCTGTAGCTGTTGCTTGAGGAACAGTAGAGTATGCTGTAGCAATTGTGAATGGGCTCAATGCTTCTTGTCCAGCTGTTACAGAAGTAGCGGCTGCAGAAGTGTCTGTCAAGCTCTGTGCGTAACGTACACGCAGAGTGTGGATTTGACCCACTGGACCAGTCATTGGTTGTACACCAACCAACTCGTTAGCAATAACAGTTGGCATAACACGGCGAATAACTGGAAGAATCACACGGTTTAATGTTGCGATGTTACCAGCGGCTGTTGAACCTGCGGAAGCGTTTTCCTTCAAGTACTTGCGAGTGTTTTCTAAGATAACACCCATGCTGTTGCGCTTTGAGCCGTTCAAACCTTCGAGCAATGCTTCTTTGGTCTCGCCCCAGCGGCTTTCTAATAGTTCTTGTGACATTTAAGTCTCCTAAAAATTAATTTTTATAACCCTGCCAGGCGCTTGAGGTCAATCACGTTGCCGCGATCTTCCTGTTGACTACTTGGAACAGTTTTATCCCCAGTTGCTACGGAAACGTTTTCTGTGATCACTTTAGAGGCTTTCACAGAGCGGTCTTCCAACACAGCCGGTAGATACTTTTCGAAGGCGTTTTTCAGACGACTTGTCTGGACGCTTTCCAGCAAATTACGCATGACATCAGCTTTTTCCTTGTTTAAGGGACTTAGCAAATCTTGCATCAGGTCTTGACGCTGATTGCTTTCTTTGATCATACGTATTTCACGTTCTTTTGACTCGACAACAACTTTGGCGTGTTGTGAGATTTCAATGGCTTTCTTCAATTGCTTATTTTTGCCTTCTAACATAGCGTATAGCTTGCGGACTTCTGCTTTCTCATTTAGGTGAGTAGCACCAAATTCACTTGCGTATGCTTCAAAAATACGGCGACCAAAATTGTTCTCACGAGCAACTTTGATATCCTCTTGCAACTGACCCAGTTCGTCCCGGAGATGACGGCTAACAGCGTGACTCATTTTCTCTGCACTTTCTTTTACGAAACGTGTTTTGAGTGTTTCAAGTTTTGCGCGGGCTTCACGTACCAAGCGGACTTTTGTTTCCACTACGTCACGTTTGTCTGCGGCAAACTCTTGAATTTCACGAGCCAATGCATGCACCATGAAGTTTTCTAGTTTTGCTAGTCCTTCTGTGTGCATCTTACGGTCTTTACGCAATTCGCCAATTTCTTCTGCAAGTTTTGTCACCAAGAAGCCGTTAAACTTCTGTGCTGACTCTTTCATCTTGTGTTGGAAACGAACGCGATCTTCTGCTAGTGATTGCTTTTCAGCTGACACTGCTTGAATTTCTGCGGTGAGACTTTCTGTTACCATTTTATCCAGGGCTTCAACCATTACTGACTTATCATGTTCGTAGCGTCCTGCATACTCTTCTCTGAGTTCTGCACGAGCCTGTTCACGAGCTTCACTCAACTTGGCTTCCCAAGCTTCTGTGATCTCTTGACGAGTTTCCTCGGTGATCAGGTTGCTATCTAACAATGGTTTGATTGCATCTAACATTTGTAGATTCTCCTTAGATCTTAAGTTCTCTAATGAGTTTTACAACTTCATTTTTGAGATACTTTTGCACTTTGTTGTCTTCGCCCGCTTCCTTGGCTACCTCTAACAGTCTATGGCCGTACTTCATGTTCATGAGACTTTCATATATTGCTTTAGGGTATGCATTGGGTGCGCTGGGTTGAGCAACCACATCTATAGTGACTATTTCAAAGTCACTTACATGTCCTGTTCTGTCGTCAACGTTGCCGCTGCCACGACTTGAAACTCCAAGTTTAACACCAGATGTCAACAACGTTTTGATCAACTCGCCCATGGGGGTTGGTAAAATCTTTAATTTGCCACATCCGGCTTCGCCATCCATCCACATACCTTCAACACTGTGACACACACGATCTAGATTAATTTTTAAATCATCTGGGTGATCCACTTCGCCTAATACTGAGTTACCTTCTTTAATCTGTTGATTAATCGTGTTAACTGCTTTGCTGATTTCATGTAATGGGTAGACACGGTCATTTGCATTGCGCTTGTTGCCTTCAATACAAATGCCCTTCAAATAGAGGCTCTTACCGTGGCCATCTGGTCCAGATTCTTCTAGAACCTGGATGTTGGCCTGATTAAAGGTAAGTTGTTCTCTTAGTGTTTTCATCGATTAACCGCGAGCTACTGGGCTCTTTGTGTTAACGCCACTGGCTTGGCTCATTACTGGCTTGGTAGCTGGCTTTGGACTTTGTGTGCCTTGGGCTGGTGAATTACCAACTTTGCCGATCAAGTCTTTAGTTTGATTGCTGTAAGCGCCGGCTGCATCGTGTTTGCCGCCCATTTCACCACCAGCGTGTACTGGTTTGACTGAGTTGCCGATTGGGCCTTTAGCACCTGCATTAGCGGCCACTGTAGACTTCTTGTTGACGCCGCCTTCTTCAGAAGTCACTGGCTTTGGGGCTGCTTTAAGCGTCACAGCTTCCATCATGCCCATTTCTTCAGTGTCGTCCATTTCAATAGCGTCGCCGCCTTCGTCTGAACCAAAACCATCGCCATCGCCGTCAATTTCGCCGTCAGCAGCATCGCCCATTAGGTCTTCAAATTCGGCCATCAACTGGTCTAGTTTGTCTTCAAGATTCATGATGTCGTCTTTGGTAGCTGGTTCATCGCCGCCGTTGTCGCCACCAAAATCACCATCATCGTCGCCGCCCATGTTGTCATCGTCGCCGCCGAAATCTTCTTCGCCTTCCATGTTCATGCCAGACTGTTCTTCAGCTTCAACATCGTCAATCAGGTTGTCAGCCGCATCCCCGCCCATGTCGCCTTCTTCAAGATCGTCTTCGCCTTCTTCAATCTCTTCGGCTTCTTCAAGATCTTCTTGGGCTTCTTCGGCCATCAAGTTCTCGTAAATCTCACGACTTTTCTCCACAACGATGTCATGGAAAAGCTCACGTGCTTTGCTTTCTTCATCATTGATCACGTATTCGATCAATTGTTCAAATTTGTTCATAGAAAACTCCTGTAGGTAAAGTGTAATGTTATTTACACATCAGGAGAAAAACACGCGGTTTATAAGGCCAAAAAGGCCATAAATCACATGGCCGGTGCTTCAGGGGCAGGTGCATACTGCTGACGCACCAGTTTGAGTTTTTCTTTGTATTCTACCATACGCACATCATTCATTCTGCGCAGTTTGTTGAGTTGACGTAGGGTAAGGTGAGTTTTACGCAAGTCACCAATTTCTAGCTGGCTATTATCTTGCGCAAGGTCTTGATAGGCTTCGGGCTCTTTGTTATAAAATTCGTTGAGTATCATACAAATATTTATGCAGCCGGGGCGCCTGCGCCGCCTACGCCTCCAGGTACTACAGGGCCTGCAGGTGCTGATCCCACTTCAGGTGTGCCCGGTGTTGCCGGCTCCATTTGACCAATTTCTTCCCCAGTTTCAATGTCAGTTTCCATAGCGCCAGGACTAACTCCTATTGAACGTAGATCGCTGCCTGATGCTTCTATTGTGGGTTCGTCACGTTCTTCGCGCCATTGCTCTTCGTTCTGTTTGATTTCTTCTTCAGTCAAGCCCAAGAAGCGTTCAAGCAAGAAACGTTTTGACATGTATGGCAGTGGTTCCATCTGCATAAACGCTTGAATACGTGTGTTATCCAGTTCGCTTTGACGGTAACTTGCAAAGTTTTGAGGTGCGTTAAAGCCTATTGAGAACAGGCCAGAGTCAATGTTAAAGCCGCGCCACTTCAAGAACATCTTGAATTCGTCGTCTAGTTTCTGGGCAATTAAGGCCTGTAAACGCTCACAATACTGGTTGAATCTGTACTCTTGTATCAGTGCTGTGCCTACTTTTCCGTCGCTCAAAGCACGGTCTGAGTCGTCAGGTCCGGTAGGCAAGTAACTGCTAGGCACACGCAAACCACGAGCCATTTTGTTGTTAAAGTACTTTAAATCGTCAATTTCGCCTAGATTTGAACCACCTTGCAGTGTGTCAACACTGGAGCCACGGCCATCAGCACCCTGGGGAAAGAAGTAGTCTTCGTTGATTGAGAGTGGATTGTAACTGCTATCCATCATGTTTTGTCCGCCACCTGTTATGGTAGGGATTCTACGTTGATGCATTTCGTTTTTCACACGTTCCACAAACTGCATGGCCAAGTGGCTTGGCATGTTGCCCACGTCAATCTTGAAGATTCTGCGCTCTGGAGCACGGCTCACACGATAGATAAGAATAGCGTCTTCTAACAGTTCTTTTTGTTTGTAGACCTTGTAGATCTGTTCTAGAATACTGCGTCCAAACGGCCAGAACACATCCAGGCCTTCATTTAAACTGCAATGTACCACGTGCTTGGCATCTAGTGTGGCTTCGTTCATGGCATGCATGAATCGACTGTTGCCCACGCCGCCGCCAG